ATCGATGCCCACAACTGTATGCCCTGCGTCTTTTAACTGCAAGGCAACTTGTCCACCAATGTATCCAGCAACGCCTGTGACTACTGTGTTCATTCTTCGATTCTTCTCACTTGGTACTTCTCATGTGCAGTATGATCACGATAGCGATTGCCTGCACGATTCCATTGCTCGCCTTGTCCAGTCATAATATCAATCACTCGATCAATAGTGCCGTTGTTCCAGTCTGAGATCAAGCCCATGTTGTGATGTGGTTCACGCAATAGGTTTTGCATCTTGTGATAGGCATCATCTATGCTCCAAGGCACGTAGAGCCTATTAGGGTCATTAGCGAATGTTTCGGGGAAACTACGATAAGCAGGATATAACACATTACACCCAAGAGTATCGGCTTCAGAAACAGTGTTAGATACCCAGTCTTGTAAAGCACAATTGAATAGCACCCGAGTATCATTAACAAGATTATAGTAGTCATTTTTGCTTAGATTATCATAAATTTTTAACTTGCCTTCTTGCTCGTACATTCTAGCACGTTCAAGATACTTGGGATTGTTACTGCGCAATGGACCACCAGAGAAGATGGCAAACTCGCACGGTTCTTTGGTCATGTATCCATACATTTCAATCAAGTCCATGTAGAAGTCAGGTTGCTTCTCTTGGTCAAACCGTGCGGCAAAGCCTACACGACGTTTGCGTTCGCCAAATGGTCGGATATTCTCTGCACCACCAATTCGCTCTAGCACTTCTTCTTTGCCAAATGCTAGGCCACTAATATTATATATAGGAGCACGCCATCCAGCAATGCGCATATGAGCAACCATCTCTTCGTTTGTGGCGAGAACTCCTGTAACGAACTCATTAACCATGTGTTCGTAGAGTCCCATCCACTTTGCCATACCCCATACATGTACGAAATCATCAGGATCAATGGACTGAGCAAGACAGCGCACATATACCCTGGGACGCTGATCAGCAGGAATTTGATCAAATATATATGGTAAGCTCTCAATGCCTGGTTGAAACATGTCCTCAAAGTAGATAACATCTTCACTTGTAACTTCTCCTTTGCGCATCATTTGAACCAAGTTCATCATCTGGCTCATGCTGAAATAACTGCGACCATGTGCGTCTAGCACTTGTCCTACAGAGATTGCCTGTGAGTTGTCAATGGTTGTGCCAGGAACATAAACTACATCAAGCCCACGTCTATCAAACACACGCCGGTTCCACTCTGTAAGTTGTAGTGTATAGCGAGCCTCGTAACTCTCGAGACCCATGTAGAATAGTTTTCTCATGTTAGATATTTCTATTCAAACGACGAGCGTCCTCTGCCCACATGTCACGAGCATTTTTGCCCTGTGAGTACTTGTTGTATTGTTGCCATGCATAACTCTTGAAGTTATACAGGTCTGCTTCGTTGAAGCGATATCCAAAATCGCGACAGAAGTCTAGAAAGTGATCCAGCTCATCCTGTGCGGCCTGGGCCTTGGGGTTAGAATATACTGCTTGTTTACCCATGGTAGTTCCTTTTAAATTTTAATGTTAAGATTGGGACGAGAAATTTCATATTTGATCAAAGCGCCGTTCTCGCCATCCTCGGCCACTTCAATCCACACTGCACGGTCAGGATACCGAGCGGCAATTTGTAAGTACAGATCATCGCTGATCATTTCACAACTCTTAAAGTTCAGTTCCAGTGTTCCGCCTGCGTAGAGATTCTCTAGCCAGCGTTTAAACTGAATAAATTCAATGTCACGATCGTTGTGAAATACATTAATCCAAACACGGAAATGAAAGATATGTCTATGCGGCACGCCAAGAAAGCTGACATCATACTCGTCACCTGTGGCCAATGCAGGATCATCTGCGGCAGCCGGATACTTGTGGATGCCTTCTTTGCGGAATGTGATCCAGATTTTTCTTTCTGCCTGGTTCATGATTCTAATAGATTGTTCTACCAGTGCCTGTTCTCTTTGTGTCATAAATTACTCTCTATAGATTTATATACGTCGGGGAAAAGTTGTCTACTATTTAGATTTCTGCGATCATCAATGTTTTTTAATGCGTCAACAAATGTTACACTAATTTGTTCAGTATTTGCAAGACTTTTGACAACATTTTGATAACCAGTTATATTGGAATAATCTTTTTGTTGCATACGCTCAATCACTTGATTTCGGTACTCAACACTTAGACCTTGAGGATCAAATGGTCCAGGACCTGTACCGTTATGGTATACTGTTAATGAAGCTGTTTGGAGTCGGAATCCTTGATCACGTAACCAATCAATTGTGTTCCAAACTGACATTGCATTCAAAGAGAGAAAAACCATATTAAACGAAATACAATGTAACGGAACGTCACGTTTGAGTTGCAAAAGATTATTTTCAAACTCTGTCCATTTGCCCGGCCAACGCAGGTACTCGTATTCGACACCAGTAGCATCAAAACTAACCAACCATCTTACATTAGTCATGTTAATCAAACGTTGGTAAATCTTAGTATCGGTATTCAGTAAATTTGTATTAATTAAAAGTTTACAATCAGGATTGCGAACAGCAAGTTCATCAAGTAATAGTTCGTTTTCCTTCATTAGCAGCGGTTCGCCGCCAGCTAAGTACACTTCTTTTAAAGATTCTACGTTGTCTAGCACGTATTTCAAAAAATTGTTTTTGTCTCTGCGCTCAATTTTAATAGTGCGCCCAAGTTCTTGTGCCCACAGCGAACTAACAGTAGGATGACAATACACACAGGCCAGGTTACAAGTATTACTCCATCGTGCATCTAAATACCTAAGATCAAACGTCCCAACTTGATATATAGAATCATCCTTGTTAGGAAAATTCTGTAGCATGTTTACTTGCAGGGTATTTAGTCCGCCATCTATTCCGCCATGACACCAAGCACAACCAGGCACAACCTGATCGTTCAACATACTACGTTGAATGTTAATATTGGTTGGACCAGTTAGCATTTCCGCAACCGAATCAACTTCATCTAAATTGCCAAGATTGTTGCGGCCAACACAACAGTTATCTACTCGTCCACTAGGTTCAACATAGACACTAATCCATGGCGCCGGACAAAAATTCTTATTGCCGGGATCGATCATAATTTCTCGTCCTTTGTGTATTTAGACCATGGAGTGAATTTGTTTCGATTTTGTAATGTGTGTAGGCTATGGCACCAAACACCAGGGTTGGTTGCCGCAAAGTCTCGATCGTCTATTTTAAGTGTGGTATTATACCCCAGCAGACGGATGTAAGGAAGTTTTACAGAGATCATTGGAATAAAGTTATTGTGCTCGCACAATCCACCTTCAAGCAATCCCTCAACACACTTGATATCAATGTCTAGTGTGCATAGATGTCCTTTGTTTAAAAAATGTTGGATCATCTGTTCCCAGGGAGACCAAAACACAGAATCATTGGTTTGTATGCTAGAAGGAAAACTCTGATTGGCACCAAAATAAATGTGCTCAATGTGTTGTGTTGCATCTTCATACAAGGCAAAGTCATCTAGCCAATCTTGAATTTCACTGACTGGCTGTAACCCCACTACAAACAATGTTTTCTTACCAAATGCTGGAGTATGTTCTACTTCTGTGCCTGTGAAAAACTTAACATTTTCGTGGCCTGCTCGGTTCATTTAGATTGTTCCTGTTCAAGTTTATCCAAATTGTCTACAGACAATTCCTCTTCATCTGATTGTACACTATCTTCGGTATCTGTGTCAACAGTTTCGAACAGGCTGTTGAATTGAGTGTGTGCGTTCTTGGCTTTTTTGCCTTTGAACCCACGTGTGCCCACAATGTCCATCCAATAACGATCGTAGGATTCAATAATGGCTTCTGCTTCGGCACGATCAGCAGTGGCAAAGATTGCTTCTACAATGTCCTCAAACTTGGTATGGTCACCGCATGTGTCCCACATCATTCGAGGCCTATTGCCAGCATCAAATTCACGATTGGCACGTTGTACAGACTCTAAGTGTAACCAAACATTATGGCCCATTAGCAAAGCATACGAGAAACTGTCCCAACTGGTTTTGCCTTCCTTACCAATCTTATTTAGGTCACCTGGCTTGTAATAGCAAATATCTTTCATTTGTAAATGCTGACTGATAGGACTGTCTTCAAATGTATCAACCAATCCATCTGCCACAACACCTTGACTGAATGGGCGTGTGTCTGCGGCATATTTCTTGTCATCCACAATGGGGTTCATTCTGTAACTCCACTTGCCGTTGTGTGGCAACACAATCTCGTGGTACACTTGTCCGTTGGCTGTGGCAAGGAATGGGCTGGCACAATCAAAGGAAATAGTAAATTGTGGATTCACATACTTTCTAACAGCCCTTTGAATCACGGTGAGTAACACAGCCCATTCCAACTTGCTTGTGCCCAAGAAATGCATCCAATCATGAACACCCGGTTGCAACAAGTTATCATGACGCAGTGCTACCAATCGTCGTAGCACCAAATGCACATCGCACATGTTCTGACCACCCATTGACCACCCATTAAAGTGTGTGTCGGGATATTTTATCGGATCACAGTACTCTTTCATCATGTCATACCAGCGATCTGCATCAGCATGATTGGCACCTTGCAACACATTCAAGAATTTGGCACCACCATTCTTAACACCTTTACGATGCTTCATAAAGTAATCGTTGTTGAACTTGGTAGCGTCAACTGCTTCTTGCAGTGTGGTAATTTGACAAGCCGCCGATGCTTTCTTGTCATGAATGACCCAGGTTGGAATATCTAGGATCATGCCATAGTCAGACACACCGTCTAACCATTTAAGCACAGCGTCACGTTTCTTTTGTGCTTTGGCACAGCCTGAGTTGGCTTTCCAATCGCCTTCCCATAAGCCTTTAGCAATCTGGAATCCACCTGAGTCGCCTAATATTACAGTGCCAGGTTCTCGATTACGAACCATGTCCTCTGACCAGTCCTGCTTGGTCAAATCCAAATTAGCATGACCACCGGAGTACAAACTCCACCGATATGGGAACAGACCCGTTTGACTGTTGAGCCAATTCATCTGTTCCATGTCCGGCATGCCCTGTGGCATACGTGCAGGTTCTATGTATGGCCCATTAACTGGGTCACGTTGCTTGCCTATGAACGTGGCATAGAATCCTGAAATGGCAGGCAAGAACACAGCATAGTCATTCTGTTTGGCAGTTAAGTTATCTTGCGTCATAAAATTTCACTGACTCTATTAGATCGTAATCTATTTTATAGTATTCTTTGAGGTGGACCATATGTGTTGGACAGGTATTTAGATGTTCGGTAAGCATATCTTTTATTTGTTGTTGCGTCCAGCCAACAACTGTTTTAGATTTATCATACCATCCTGGAAATTGGTTAGCTTTTCCTAATGCAGATATATTGTATGGATTATGAATATCTGTATGCCATTTTGATTGTTTCCTAGGAACGATTTTATCAACCGCCCAGTGATTCCATGTTTCGGACAAAAAATTATCACAATTAAACCATACAGTTCGTGCATGATCTATATTGTCTAAAAACATGGTTTGTGGTGCTGTGTGTTCGTCAAACACTATATGATCAAATATATCATTGAATCCTATATTTAGAAAAAAATGAGGATTCTCCGGAGAGCAGCCAACAAAGGCCTGCGCCGCACCTGAGATCCATCGGTCTATCGGATCTTTAAGCACAACCACATACGTAGCATCATCAATGGGATCTTTAATATAATTAATATTATTTCCATTAAATTTGTCTTTCATCCAAGTACTAGCATTTTTTGGAATGTTTATATATATGTAATTTTTATTATTGACTCCAAGATGATGTATCCCTTTACCCCGGCCGTTCCAATCGGTAATTTTCCAACCAAGAGAAAGAAGAGGATTACCCATTACTTGCTCTGTGCAGGTAAGATGTAGTTGTAAACAGCAAGACCAGAGTCAACTGTGATCATTGCGGCACCATCATCGCTGATCTTGACAACTTTGTCGCCTGTTAAATCCATGATAGAAATAAATGTCTTGATGGGCCATGACCACGCACGTTTCAATTGACCAGTGATGCCTGGTTGGAACACAAAGTTGCCTGCGTGTGTTGAATGGTCACCAAAGAAAAACATTAAATTGCCATTTTCTGTTTTTGCTTGGAAGTTTGTTTCTTCACTGTTGGCCTGTGCCTGCATTTTTAAACGCATGACGCTGGCATTGGTTGGCTCAAACTCAATGTGCCAGTTGACACCTTTGAACTTGACAGTTTTAAGTTTCTCATTCACAATCTCACTGGCCATAAAGCGATAACTGTTTTTAAAGTCACCTAACTTGTTTTCAAAGTTAATGCCGTCGGGCTCGCCGGTACTACGCCGTGTGATGCTGAGTTTGGCATCTTCACGATACTCTTGCAAGTTCAACAAGATTTTTAGTTTGCTCAAGTTAGGCATGCCGAAGTTGCCAACGAAGTCTGGAACTGGATTGGCAAACTTGCCCTCAACTACTACAGACCTGTCTTCTGCCAGCCCAGAAATAACTGTGTCTTCTTCTGTGCCTGTAATTTTTACCAAATCGATTACACCCAAATCAAGTGTGTGTTCGACTAAGTCTAATAAATGATCTCTCATGTTTAATTCTCCTATTGTGTATTGTATATGGTTTATTTAGATTTTGCAAGTTATTTGTTAACTATTTTTGCCAAAGTCTGTCCACCACGGATGCTTTCAAGCTCGCCAGGTTTACGCAGTTCTAGCCAGGTTAGATTGCCCATGTCTGTCCAACTGAACATTTGTCGGTATCCAATTGATTTTGCAATTGCTTTTACTCGGTTTCCCGGAGTATAGAAACAGAAATTCTTTTCAACCAACGCAACACAATGTGCTCGGTCGCAGTCGTTGAATGTCATTGCCAATATACCACCTGGGCGTAGTTTATTAAAGATGTTTCGTAAGTATTGCTCCACCACTTCGAGTGGGGTAAACTCAAAAAAGTTAAATGCAAGACACATGCCAAATTGATTGTCTGGCAGTGCGTCTAGCACGTTGGTTGAGCATGGGTTTTGTTCGTATACTCGCAGTCTGCGTTGGTACTCTTCTGGAAAAGTACTCAATGCTGGCTGCAATAGTTCCGCGCTGTAGTCAACAAGGTATAGAGGATCCAGTGCTACCAAGTCACTTATAAATGTTTCAACTCCGGGGCGAATAATTAGGCCAGGATATTTCCAATCAACATAGCTCTTAATGCGGTTAGAAATCATTTGTTGAACGTCTGCAGTCATTGGCATGCGACGATCTAGAATTTGTTGATTGACCTTTTTATTAGTAGGCTCGTCAAGTCGACCATACCGTGCTACCGCTTCATTGTATAACCTGGTGCTTTCGGCATACTGTGTTTTTTCAGCCGTCTCAATCATGCTGTCTAGTTCGCTTATTAATTCAACCAGTGTAGAACTAAAATGATCAAAAGCAGTTATTACACGAGTTTGATCTTCCTGCAGAGTTTGTGTAAATGCACGTGGCTGTATCACACTGTTCTGTACATTATACACAATTTCTTCTAGCTTATGCCGTGCAGTATATTGGATGGTGTTAACATCAAACTCTGACAAATGATTGCGGTATGCAACTAATTCACTAAGTTTCATAGATCACCATTCAAATAAAGTTTGGAATGTATTCTCTGTGTTGGTGGCACTTGCCAAGTCCCAATCCAGCACACCCAACAAGTTGTCAATTTTTTGATCCACAACAGTGGCCTCCATCAATCCATCATCAAATGGCAGTTCTGTGAACCAAGCAGGCAAGCGTTGTTCATCTGTGGGATAACCAATTGACGTCCACCCAAGAGCATTGCTTTTAAGTTTACACACAATAGTTTTCATACCATCAACAATTTGCATACTGTAGTTGTCGCCATTCATTTTCCGCATGTTGTTCCAGTTCATGGCAGCTCGCACATGTCCTGGCATATTGGCTTTGCCAAGCCTTGCCTCTTCTGCACCATACTTGGTCAAGTTGTTCACACGCTTGGGCGACCCTTTTTCCCAGCCCGGACGTTCCATAAACTCATATTTGAATTCACGAATACGTGCTACAATGGAATCTCTGTCAGCACCATGCAATGTACTATTTAGAATTTCCAACAAGAAGTCTTGAATTACCTTAGGTGTATCACTACGCTTCAAGTCCAGGCCCATGGCCTTGGTCTTGCCCTTCTTGCCTTCCACATCCAGTCGCTTGCCTTCCAAGTCAATGATGTTCACAGCATAGCGTTTCTTTGTGATAAACAGGCCACGATCTGCCACCAGTTCTCGACCTGCCGCAATCAACGCACCCATCTCTCTTGGACAGTGAAATGCCTGTTCCATGAAGCCTGGAAAACTCTCATTCACTTGTTCAGCAATAGAGTCATACAAGGCAATGGCAGTTTCCTTGTTCCACGCCATACGACCTTCTGCTACTTCTTTCTTCAGCACTGGCCACGCAGTAAAGTAGCAGGAGTCTGTGTCACCATAGATGATGGCTTCGCCGGTGTGATCATACACACCTGTGATACATTCGTTGATGTGTGCATCCATGTGCCGGGCAATGGCACGACCAGTTAGTGTAGTGCTTTGTCCAATGCGATGATCGAAGAACCTGCAACCAGGATTTAAAATAGCACCATATAACGAGTTCAAGTTAATCTTCTTGACCAACTGTCGCTTGTCCCAGAATGCTTCTTCTTTCTTGTCCCGGGCTGTTTTCTTTTTGGCCTGTAGTTCTTTACGTTCACTGTACCAACGTTCCAACAAGCCTGGGATGATACCCTTCTTTTCGTATGTGAGAATAGTACCGTTAGCACTCATGATCCAAGGCTGATTGCTGTCAAACATGATGGTCCAGATCTCTGCGGCACTGTGTGTGCTTTCTGTGCCATCTTGCCAGTCAATAGTGATCTCTGTGCCACGTTGCTGTTCCATTACCGCAGTGTATTCCAAACTGCCAAACAAGCCCTCCCAGGCAGCCGCAAAACTTGCACCCTTGGCAATTTTTTCTTTGATGTAGTGATCACTCATGATGGGACGCAGTTGGCCTACTACAGTTTCTGGTCCCATGTTCATGGCACGAATGGCCGATGGATATAGACTGTTGATGTCGACTGATCCAATCCAGTCATGCAGGCCCTTCTTTGGATACGCAACATACGCACCTGCGGCCTGGGTGTCATCGTCTGTGAGTCGTTGCTTGCGATTGGGCACTACCATGCCACGTTCGTGCGCTTCATTGATAATGGCCTGCTCAGTCACTGCCACAGCACCCATTGTGGTTTGTAGTAGCACAGTATTGGCGTGTGCCAGTTCGCTGGCTAGACTCAAGAACTGTAGTTTACGATCCAGTTTGTGCAACAACAGTGTATCTTGTCTGTTGTATTCAATAAACTTTTTAAAGTGTTGGTTGTACAAAGCATCCAGGGTGCCTTCAAACTGTGTCTTGCGTTCGTTGAGTTCGTACTCGCCAATGGCATCTAAACTGTACGAATGGCGTTCTTCATATGTGTACTTGCGATACAGTTGCATATAGTCCATATGCACACGACCAATCAAGTCATATGTTTGGCTTTCACTGCCAAAGCGTTCAAACATACGCATCTTGGGCAGTTGTCCCCACAGACAGAACTTACGTGTGTCGTCTTTGCTCAGCACACGAGTGCAACGATTCACAGTGTAGGGAATATCGTAGCCTTCTGAGTTCCAGCCACTCAGCACGTCTGCATCTTCGATCAAGTCCAGGAATGTTTTGATCATGTCCTCTTCTCGTTCAAACAAGATGGTATTTTCAAAGTCCTTCACAAGATCTTGTGCAGTTGCCCACGATAAGCCTTTGGGCGGAACTGCCAATGTGACCAATTGATCTAACCAGTTCAGGTAGACTGAGATTGCAGTGATGGGGTTGAATGGATCATCCACAGGCGAGAAACCTCGTTCTTTGTCAAAGTCTACCTCAATGTCGAAAAATGCAACATTGAGTTCTGGAGCGTCTTGGTCTTTGTAGTTTTCTTCTAAGCAACGAAAGATAGGGTTAATATCACTCTCATACAATTGTTTGCTAGAGTGCATGCGAACTTCCTTGCGGAACTCTTTGTTGTTGCGTGTTGAGAAACGACTCACAGGTGTTCCATAGATACTTTGGAACTTGCCTCGAGGGTCATCGTAGTAAAAGATGTAGTTGGCAGGATACTCTTGGTATTTCCTCACGCCGTCTCGGCGTTCTACAACGTGGATGCGATCGTGTTCACGATCAAATAGTGCGTCAATATAACTCATAGTCTCCGTTTGTGGCCGGTAAGCCGTGATTCATGTTCCTTACGGGAACGACTCGCTGTTGTAAAACAGTACTTATAGAGTTTTGCCAACAGTCTCAAGAATTGTTTCAAGTGTTTCGTGGTCTTGTTTTTCTTTACCAAATTCAGCTTTGTGTGCTAACTTGATAGCCTTCTTTAAGATGGCAGGCTTGACTTCTAGTTCCTCAGCAATGGCTTTGATGGTGTCGTTGAGACCACCTTGCAGTGTGTCAATTTCGTGCATGACCTGCATGCCCTCGTTGATGATTTGAACGAGTTTGATCTTTTGATCGCCGTTGAATGATTTGGGTTGTGACATAAAATGCTCCTTGTTTTCTATTATATACTTGTTCTAGCGCAAAGTCAAATATTGTTTGGCTCAAGATTACCAAATAAATATCTGCATGTCAAAAATATATGTAGAAATAAACCAAGCAATTGATTTTAACATTGATATTTACAATACCCCCATTGGTGAACAGTTCTTTAATCAGCATGTGGAAATTACCAAACAAGATCCAGTTCGTGCAGTGCCTGTTGTTACAGATTTTACCAAATACACAATTAACTATTTTATAAAATTAATCGAAGAAGCACGTGACACCAATACAGTAGACTGGTCCATGTACAATATTCAAGCCGGCCCGGAACATTACGAGTCTAACCAGTTGCATTTTAATTCAATGCATAAAGATTTAGAAGTAACAGCAGGAATCAACAAATATGCAGGACTTGATAAAGAACAAATAAAATTAGTTGACGAATTGCATTGTTGCCTGCACAGTTTAGAAACCACTGAAGCCCCTCTTGATTACAATTTTACAGGACGGTCGTTTGCTAACATTAGTTATTTTATTAATGGCCCAACAGACAATCAAATGCCCGAGCCTGTAAAATTTGCCAGAGTAATCAAACCAGGCGAGGTACAGTTAGATTACCCGTATGTGGGCAAAGAACCATTCTTTTGCATGATGCACAATGATAATTCAATGTTATTACAAACTTGTAAAATGATTGATCGTGTCAGCCTTAATTGGAAATTACATCTCAACGATTTCAATGGTACCCACTGGGGGCCAGCGCCGTGGCCCAATGATGTGAATGCCGCGCTCACTGAGTGGTACTATACAAATCAACTTGACCTAACAATGCTAGGATACAGTTTAGAAAAAATAATAGACCATACTGGATTTTGTATTCCAGGTAGAATTGACAATCTGTCCAAACTTGAGTACATGAGAAACACTCCAAACATCCAGATCACTGGATATCAACTTATTAATTAAACATGAATAAAGATTTTCCAAACATTGCAGTGGTACTGTACGACAATTTAAAACCTGAATGTGCTGATATCGCACAGAACTTGATTGACTTGACTGAGTTTAAACTGTGCGGGCGATACCAGTTTAATCTATATCAAACAAAAACGCTCACTGAAGAATTAAAAAAACTGGCTGAGCAAGGGTACGACTGGGCCGGCGTAGTTGCCGCTGGAAACTTCTTGCAAAATCAAACATTGGTAATTGACACAATTGAACATGCCAAATTAGAAAATGCACCAATGGCCTGTCACATATTAGATCGTGGCGGCTATTATCATTTACACCCACAATGGTTTGCACTTGATTTACAGGCATGGACAGCAGTTGGTCAACCTGCATTCGAAGAACAGTCTGGCCCAGTCACGTTTACTACACGTAAAACACATCGTGATACAGACAATGCACACGATGATTATACTCCTTGGTGGGTAGCACCCGAGTCAGAAGAGTTGGTAGAATACACTAGCGATTATCAATATACCGGTATCAATGTTATTGCTGAGTTTATTCGTGCCGGGCACCGCATAACTAATATTTCCAATGAGATCAGACAGAAGAAAAATTATTGCTATCCTGATCATGGACATGACGATATTGTAAAACTAATTGCTGATAAAAATCACGAGCCCCAGGACGAAGCACTTTGGTGGTTTGGATTTGCTATGCGGCAAATTACCAAAAACTTGGACACTGGTTATTATGTGTTGAACACCGAAACATTGATTGATCCGCAAGAGATGAAACGTCGGCCGCTTGATTGTTTTGTTGGGGTATGTGGCGGACTCAAGCCTGCTTGTATAACTGGCAATGATAATTTTGTTGCCAACACCATTGTGTATCTATTTGATATCAGCCGAGCGGCAATAGAGTGGCAGCAGTATTTGTTGGCAGAGTGGAACGGTGATTTTGATGTGTTTGAAAGTGTTTGGCACAAATTTCAATCAGCGCATCCAGACTATGGTCCTATGTATCACAGTCATCAGTCAATCGCTGACAACATAGATTGGTTTTTGAACAATGCCGGATTAACAAGAACTGATTTTCGCGCAAGATGGATCAAGTATTGTGGCATGACACACACATTTGTACACCTTGACCTTATGGATGCTGACGCCACTGCAAAAATACTAGAAATAACCAATCAATCTGCGTTGGGATCCTATTTGTGGACCAGCAATGCATTTGTCATGGACTATCTGATGTTTTTTAAAACTCGGGCCTGGGCCTTGAACAAGACTCAGAGCTTTATCAACGAACTTGCTGCCAATACTGCACAACCTATTTTGTTAGAGAATCAAGGTTCTCTTAAACACATATTACCCAATGTGCAGTAGAATGATGTCTTTTTGATCAACCAACCGATGCTGTACCCAGTTGGAACTGCAATGTACATGTGTGCGATCAAACATGCCAATTGACCCCAGCTGGTAGTTGTACACACCGTCCAACAGCCAGGTGTCCACAATAGACGGAGTTCCTGCCCAGCAATGATTGACTTCCTGAGTCTGACTAACAGTGCTTATAACAGGAAATCGATTGTTGTCGGCAATAAATTCTTTAAAGTATTGCTGTAAGTCATCATTAGTCAAGAATGCCCGATCCCATATTACAGTTTTAAACACCCCGTTGATATTTTCATCTAATGGGATGATTGCACTTTTGGCATAATTTAGATCTGTGGTAGGGTATACACCGTCAACATGCAGTTGGTGCGGCAAGTATTGTCGCTGATAGGCCATGTAAAAGAATGTACCGCGAGGAACATACCGATATAAAATATCACCCATTCGCCGAAATGCTTCATCACCTGGCTGCAATATGTGTCTGCGATCAATGTTTGTAATTTCCTGTCCATAGATGCGCAGTGAATCTTCAACACTGTAAGGACGATCCACTGGATCAACATCAATAAGTGCTGCCAGGTCAGATTTAAACCACACAATGTCGTCAGCAGTTAGTGCATTTTCAAAAGTTTCAACCATTTTTTATCGCCTCTCGATAGCTGTTTACAACCAAGTGATTCCACTCTGGGTTGCGCCATGCGCCGTGTACAATCATGTGGAATCGATCAGTATCACTGTTGTTATGTACTGCATGCTGATAGTGGTTGTTGAACAAAAATACACTGCCGCTATTTCTAAAAGGCACAGTGCCATGTATGTTGGTTAGTCTGCAATCCTCTGGATTGTTTAGAGAAATGTTTACAGCGGCACCAGGGGTATTGTTTACATTGTCGCTATGGGGTGCAATGTATCCTCCAGGTTCGACCAACATGTATCGTAGTCGTTGATATTGATTGTACGGAAACACATCTTTAAAAAATTTCACAGTAACCGGGCACTGATCTTGTATTTCAGTCCAATTGTACTTGACTTTGTCAGGATCTAGGCCATATGTCTGCGGAACATTAGTCATTGTAGCACCGATGCCATGTACAGCCAAACTACGCCAGCCCTTCATTCCCGCTTCTTCGCCGCGATGGAATACAAACATGTCTCGCAAGGCCTGTGCTTCTTGGTACATTTCTGCGTAGGGTGCGTCAATACCAAGAATTTCTAGCCACGGTGCTTGACTGTGTTTTAAAATCCAATCAGCTTGGAAATGCACATCGCCTTCTGGAAGTGGCAACAACTCAAATGTATTCTTATCATTGTATTGATCTAAAAATTCTTTAATCCACTGTTCCATTGCTTATTTCCTTGTTGTTTAACACAGTGTTTAACACTTGTCTTTCCCAGTGTTGATACTTTCTACCACAATGAGAATCACACAAGATTAATCTGCCATCTTTGTATTTTTCTATTTTCCAACGTTCTTCAATTTGATTGAACCATTCTGTTGCGGCTTCAATTCCTATTTCGAGTGCATTGTTGTTGACATGGTCCACAATGGTCTTTAGTTGTGTGTGGACCAGATCGTACCAAGGTCCATCCATAAATGTACGGGGAAATGCACCAAGATAACAGCAAGGATACACTTCTCCATTGGCAGCAATAAAAATAGTTTCACTGCGATTGCTGTAACAATCCAGTGTTTCTTTTTCTTCTGGCGGCAGCCGTGGAGTTGTATGGTCTTTCCATTGTATTATTTGATCAATAGTGCGTGGCCCATTGCGGTCATCAACAATGCCTAAGATATGTGTCATATTTCCATGGCGGTCAAATGCTGGTCCGTAGTCCCGACCGTGATCAGTAAGATCAAATCTATAAAACCCCAAGATTTTAGCCATGTCGCGACAGGCATCAATTTGATGCAAGTTATGTTGAAATTTAATCATTTTCCACACAGCACTACTGCCATTGGACATTGCCGTCTGCGCATTGCGAATGATATTTTGCCAGTTAGTGTCTACTCTATACATGGCATGAGTGTCTTCAAGCCCGTCAAGATCAAATATTATTTCCACATTGCACTGACCAATGCGTGTCCAGAATTCTCGATCTCTGGCGCTGCCATTGGTATTGATTGTGATTCTAGTGGAGGGATTAACACTACGGAAGTACTCAACAATTTCCACAGCGTCTGGTGCCATTATGAAATCGCCAAAGTTGCCGCAAAAATCAATAAGCCTTAGTTGTCGAATAAAATCAACAGGAAATATCTGTTTTACTTGTTCCAGTGATAAAGATGTTTCAGGATACCCAAAGTTGTGCGGATATCCGTTTGCATTTCTTACACACAATGGGCATCGTGCGTTGCAAAGTGTTGTGAGTTCTAGGTGTATCTCTTTAACATTATCGATGGTGATCATGATGTATATAGCTCACTTTTGGATTCCCGGTAGCGAATCGGGCCGTCCAAGGCAGCAGCCGCCTCACACTTACGGTAACAAGTACCGGTCCTAAGGTGTGTTCTTTTATTTGCCGGCAACTGCCAATGCGGCACCTTTGTTAAAACTTGGTGACCAGGGTGAGTTGCCCTGCTTTAGACCTTTGCGCTTGCTCCATTCGTATCCTGCACGGTGCCCAGAGCAGTCTTTGGTACACTGTGACCCCAAGAAACTTAGTTCGTCTAAATGATCTTTTAAAAATGTATCAGCAAATGCCTTGCACAGTTGTCGGATGCGTGGGTTGGTTGTGGTCTTGACATGAAACTTTTTACGCACTTCGTCCTGTGATGGATCTGCGTAGCCTGCATACACTTTGTGTACACCAGACTGGTTGATTAGGTCTGTGCAACTTTCACCATGCCGATCTGGCATGTCTTCTGTGCAAGGACTCAGTGTTGTGATTATGATGCTACCCGGGGGAATGTCGCCAAACTGTTCCTGATAAGCATCCATTGCCGCACGTTCTGCGTGTACACGTGAACCATCTTCTGCAGGATAGTTTATGGCACTTACACAATTGTCGTTGGGATCTAGTACTGCGGCAGCCACCATGCCCAGGTCAGTGTGGTCACGTTTGCCTTGAACTATTTGACTGCAGAGATCCACTAGAATGTTATCTAGTTTGTCTAAGTTTTTGATTCTGAAGTCACTTAACAGCATTATACTGGTGAGTAGGGATTGCGGAAACGATCGTATCCGTCATCTTCTGGATATACAGGATAGTCGTTTGCGCTCATTTTTTAGGTTGCACTGCTGTTGGAACGTTTCGATACACACGCTTGGTAGGGTCGTACACAGTTTTCATTGGGCCTGCACCGGCCAACTGTTTGAGACGAGACATAGCCGCATCAAACTTGTCAGCATCCATATTGCCGACTTTTTCGCCTTCATCAATATCAGGCTCTGTCATTTTGCCTAGTCTAGAAATATGCGATTTGCTCATCAAGTGATCATCTTCCGCGTCCGGCTCTGTTCCGCCGTAACGACTAGCGTCTGCATGATGACGAATACCGGTTGCGGTCTTTTCAACTCGTCCTGGGGTAACAGGCGTAGTATCCTGCTGGCCCGATGGAGGACGGCCACGGCCCCTCTCGCCCTCAGCCAGTTCGGGTTCTTGATTGGATTCAATGTAATCAGCCGCTGTGTCAATATAGTCAGCCGCATTAGTAATTTTCATTTGTACCCACTCTGGCATATTTTCGTTGTCATCCAACATGCCGTTGAGTCTGCGAGCCGCACGTACAATAGTGTTCAATTGATCTTTTGCTTGGTCACCTTCGTAATCGTATTCGCCCGAGTCAGCGTGGTCAACAGAGTGGCCATCGCTGTCTACTTTGGCTTCCGCCATGCCTTGCTGACCGTAATCGGCTTCAATGTTATCCAACATACGATCATAAATTTGTTCAAAGTCATCATCGCCGTGATAGCCTGTATCGATAGAGATATCATCATACATGTCTTGTATAGATTGTTCAATTTCTCGGCCGTATTTGCCTTGTTGTGCATTGTATAGCATGTCAAACCCGTTGTCGCCGGATCGTGCAACTTTGTGTAAAAATTCTTCAACATCATTGCTGCCAGTTTCCGCCACACCTTGAGGTTTATCGTTGGGGTTGGTAGTCAACATAAACTCTTTGTCTTTGTTGAACAGTTTGGCCTGCATTGTACGTGCGGCTTTGTTTGCGGCAGCCTTATCTTGGAATGCATAAGGATTGCCTGATTTGTCTCGGATCAGTTTTCCATTGAGGCGAATATACCAAGTACTTGACTGCTGGTCAAGTGCATGATTCTCGTCATTGGCGCCACCGTCTGCACGATATGCTTGTGAGTCTTTGCCAAAGCCACTGGTGCTGTTAGCAACGTCACGTTCATATGCATCACGTGGGTCTCTCATTTCGTATAGATCATTTAGGTTCATTATGCTTCCTCTACGTAGTCAGCTGACAGATCTTGTCGGCGTTGTCTAGCCTGGTACATTTCCAAGGCCATCTGTGCTTGGTCTAGATTTTTAAAACGGCTCTTCATTGCACGGTCACCATGACGAATTTCAAATCCCGCACGTTCGTCTCCGTATATTTCACATGAACGACCGTCTTCTAATGCAATGGTTTTAACCGGTGCTGATTCCGCATAGGTTGGTTCTTGCACAGGTGTTGTGGGCATTTGTACAATGGGATTCTCGTCAGTGGGATCTTCTGCAACAGCAGTGATTTGTTTGGCAATGATGCTGGCATCTTTCGCAGGCTTTTTACTGATGTCACGATCTACTCGAACCGGGTCTTTTAAGTCAGTGTCTTTCTTTTCGTCAGCAATACTGTCAAGGTAGTCAGCAAAGGACTTTTTAACCTTGTCTAACTTGTCTTCACTGGTCACTGCTTCTTCCAGGGCTTCCTCGTCGTGCTCGACACTTTCGCTGGAGCCAACCATGTAACCAGCACTGGGTGCTTTCTTGTTGGGATTGCCGCCTAGTACTGGACCTTGATCGGGCATTTTAAATAATGCAGGCATTTGTGGCACAGACCGTTGTTGTGCGTTCAATCCTTTTGAAACGCTATCTGGTGTGATAGTGCTTTCAATCAATGCAAGTCTCTGCATTATCGTGTAAATTTCATCCATGTTATGCCCTCGCGTCCTTCAAATAACTTTTCAGTTGCCACTGATACTTGCCGTGTTGGCTTTGGCGTTCTGCGGCAAAGTTTGCAATGTCTTCACGACCTTCGGCAGCACTGGCTTCGAAAACTTGGCGGCTAAGGTTGATCATTATTTGGGTGTCTGCGAGTAATTCTTCCAGCATCAAGCGAGCACGTGGCACTTTGGTTTGATCCGGTATCTGTGTTAGTTCTAAAAAGCGGCTGAGACTGCCAGGGGCATATTCTTCTGTGGTGCGGATGTATTCAGCAATGGGATCTATAGCATCAAACGCATCTTCGTAGATCTTAGATAAAAACTTGTGCAATTCACCAAAGTCTGGCCCTTCCACATTCCAATGAAAATAGTGTGCCTTCAAATAGTACGAAAATGTACTGGCCAAATAGGTCTTTAGTAAATCACTTAACATTTGTTTTCCTTGCTTTCTTTCTCATACTTTTCGGGGTATTGGGAAAAGGGTCCGTGGTATATTTACCAGAAAAGAAACTATCGGGATTTCTTGACTGCATGCCGCCCATGGGCATGGCCACAGTGGCAACGCTACCACTACTGGTGGCACCAACGGATGCATTTTCTTTGATAAATTCCTGAGCTCTCATGTGAGTATCTTTAGTAGATTTCCTTTGATTTTTCCGGGACCGTAATCCACACGCATATTTAAAACACGTATGGTGGCACCGGGAGAATTGACAAGTTCGTAACTGATTACATATTCGCCTGGCTCTGCTTCGATCTGTATCATTTCTTCAAGATACTCATCTCGCCAACGCCAGGTTCTTTCAGCAAATAATTCGTCATCTACGTAAACGCGGTAAACAGGTGGAGTTTCAGTCCAACTGCAATCAACGTCACATAGCACACGAATAAATTGTTTCATTGTGTATTTAGTGTTATTAACCGCATAGTTAAATTACAAATAAGTATCTATATGGCCAACATAACAATTCCTATAGTATCTAAACGCACCGCACCGGTAGTAACAGGTGACGGCGGCGCACGTGATTTAGCTATGATTGAAACCATGAAACGCATGGCCGCTAGGCCCGAGCGCACAAGAAAAAATTTAACCCCTGTAAATTTACAATCAAATGTGTCAAGAAACACTCGTGTGGCACTGATACTTGCCCCAGAATGGGGTCCATATATTCCACCTTATAATCTTGCTAGACTGACCGCACTATCTAAAGCATCCGGGTATGCCACACAATGTTTTGACATAAACATCGCGGCCTATCACTACGGAGATAAAGACCAGTGGAACGGATACAATGATTGGCGCTGGAAAAATGAAACATATTTTACTGACATACACAGATCTATTGAACCGTTGTTGATCGAATACATTGACAAGATTGTTGCGTTTAACCCCACTGTTGTGGGTTTCAGCATTTATTACAGCAATAACCAATGTACCAACTGGATTATACAACAACTAAGACAGCGTATCCCAGATGTAAGAATTATAGCAGGTGGGCCACAGGCCACGCAAGAACAACTTATTGCACCGGAGTTAATGGACCACATTGTGGTAGGTGAAGGAGAGATTATTTTCATGGATCTACTAGACAAGGTTGAAAATAACATAGTAATTACCGAGCATATACATCGCCACGACAAAGGTATTCGAATTGACCTTGACAGTATGCCCATACCAGACTACAGTGATTTTGATCTAAGCCTGTACACTATGGGCACAGGTATATCTTCTGAAATGAGTCGAGGCTGTGTGGCCAAATGTCAGTTTTGCAGTGAAACCACATTCTGGAGATATCGTAACAGGCAGGCGTTAAGCATTGTTGACGAAGTGGAATTCAATTACAATCAATACGGAATTAAAACAGTTTGGTTCATTGACAGTTTGGTCAACGGTGACCTAACAGAGCTACGTCAGTTTGCTCAAGAAATTGTAGCACGTAAAATAGATATTGACTGGCTAGGATATGCTAGATGTGATCATCGTATGGACATCAAATACTTGCAAGATCTCAAATCCAGTGGGTGTGCAGTATTAAATTTTGGAGTTGAATCAGGATCTAATCATGTTCTTCAATTGATGAAAAAAAATGTCAAACGTGAAGCAGTAGAACAGAATCTAACTGACATGACAGTGATTGGCCTACACGCATTTACAAATTGGTTTACAGGATTCCCGGGCGAGACACAAAATGATGCTGCCGAAACAATGACACTACTATGGCGCACAAGAAATACCACCATCACTGGCCGAAACTTTGGAATCTGTAATCTAAATCCAGACACGCCGTTGTCACAGAATAGAGAAGACTTTGATGTAAGTCGTGGGCACTATGGCGGACATTGGGTGACCAATGATTATACAAATACAATTCTGCACAGATTAGTCAGATATAAATCCGCTAACATAATACTCAACCATTTGCACTGCGACAACCGGACCCCGCCAGGTATTCAATCCCGACCGGAACGCCCGGGTATTGAATCGCACTATGAATTGTTGTACGACAAAAACAACATACAAGATATCATACCCTACGAAATGTTTGACTATGCCATAATCAAGCTGTCAACAAATCCCATTGCTGATTCGTTGGTAAACGAAATATGGCCGTTGTTACGAGTATTATGGTTGGCAGTGGGCGAATTTAAATTGGATGTGAGATTTGATCCCACAATTGATTTGCCAGAATTCGGGCCTGGATCGTGTTTGAATGATGGCTTGCGTCCCAATGATTATTTTAAAGCACATTACAAATTTGAAATTGGCAGACATGGTGCGTGGCATGCGGATTTTGCTACAGAATTACAAGCAGGCGGCCCCAATGGCAATCCCACTCAGGACGGAAAAACCTATGCATTTACTCATGCATGGCAAGGCACCGGAACCTGGGATCGCCCCGAATAACAATTTAGCAGTAGTTTTGCTTAAATACTCAATGACTGAACTTATCTATACCCTAATAGTCACACATATCACTATAATCTGTGTTACATTATACCTACATCGCGGGCAAGCACATCGCGGCATTGTTTTTACTCCTGTGTTAGAACACTTCATGCGCTTTTGGTTATGGGGAACTACCGGCATGGTGACCAAACAATGGGTTAGCATCCATCGCAAACATCACAGATTTAGTGATGCAGAAGGTGATCCACATACTCCGCATGTGTACGGCATAGGTCGTGTGTTGTTCCGTGGCGCAGGCCTGTATCACTCAGCCAGCCGAGATGCTGACATGGTGGCACAATATGGCGTAGGTACACCGGATGACTGGATGGAACGCAATGTGTACACTGCACACAGCAGACTGGGCATTGTGTTAATGCTGGCAGTTGATGTTGCGTTGTTTGGTGTGTGGGGTGTGTTAATCTGGGGTATACAAATGGCATGGATACCGTTCTGGGCAGCCGGAGTTATCAACGGCATTGGACATTGGTGGGGATATAGAAATGGCGAAACTAAAGATCACAGCAGAAACATTGTGCCTTGGGATATTGTTGTTGGTGGCGAATGCCTGCATAACAACCATCATCTGGATCCTGCTAACCCTCGACTGAGCCGTCGTTGGTTTGAATTTGATGCAGGATGGATGTGGCTCACAGTATTTAGACTAGTAGGACTGGCTCGCTTACGTAGTTAACGCAGTTCTTTGATTGAGCCCACGTGCCAATCTTCAATGCGGTACTGTGCTTTGATCATTTGTCTGGCCACATGAGTGTTGGGAGCCCAGACCACTGCATCAACCCAGCCCACATATCCAGGATTTTGAACACGCACTTTGGCAGTCCATTGCTTTGCACCTCGAACGATTTCTTTGGCTCGCATCAGCAGTTCCAGCGACGACGTGCTTTACAGATGGCCTTGTCTGGCGTTTTGGCACATGAAATACTGTGCATCTTCATTTGTCCGCGACTGCGGCTACAATAACTCTTTCTACGCTTGCTGGCCTTGCTACCCCGCTTTAGTTTGCTGGGTTTGGTAGTCACAGCAGTCTTTAGTTTAGAACCAGGATTCTCTCTGCGATAAGCATTCACAGCCTTTTGACTCATGCCTGCAGTACGATCTCGTTTGTTGGCCTTTTGCCAGTCTTCGTTCAGTTGCGAAGTCACAGCAAACGCATACAGTTCATCTTCGGTCAGGCTTTCTAGGTCCTCCCATACTGCTTCAGCATCTACACCATTTTGTTCAGCAATGCCTTCGATAATAGATTCAATAAGATCAAACTCTTCTGTCAAGCCTTCTTCAGCATTGGGTTTGTCACGGAGTGGGCCGCCTGTGACCCAGGCATCGCAGGTTCTACGGCTGGCACATTTGAATTTTAAGAACTTACAATAACCCATCTCACCTGCATCAATTACACCGGCTGCATCCGCAGGAGAGTCACTGTCGATGCCTTGAGCAATGCAGTCCAGGGTGTGTTGACGTATATCAAAAGCCGCACAGTTGCCGCATAGGCTCGACTTGGCTTCGTCTACTGAGTCCAAGTTCCACTCATCAACTTTTTTCATCCAGAACTTAGTGTTGGGCATGTCTGGATTTAGCGGCCCATAGCCATAGTCATCAATGGCTTTTTGTCTGTTCTTGAGATTGAGTGTAATGTCTTGTGTAGCAGGCGGGCACTTGTTATCAGAGTCTTCTACTATGCTTTCAGCAGACACACAGTTGGGAACCTGACGGCCACCTTTGTTCTTCATGCCCTGTTGTTGATAACCGTCCCAGCATTTTTCATCCAGTTGTGCTTCCGCCGCCCCTTGTTCATCTATGCTTTCTCCAGTACCTACGTTATGTCTAAATTCAATGGCCTTAGTATCTGTGTTGTATATTGTAAAGTAAGTGTTTGGATCGTGCGTTTCTTTGGCCATTGATTTAACAACTTCAAAAGCTTCGTTTTTAGTTAATACTTTTGAAGATACATCTTTGCTGTTGATATAAACTTTATAAACTCTATCCCGGCCACTATTTAAATTCAAATCTCGATTTACTCCTAGTCTTTCGTCAGGAGATAATACTTTATTTTTAAACCAACGGAACAATAACCAGAAGAAATAGGACATAGCAATGCCATTGACTACCATTTGGGCAACATCGTTAAAGCCTTCCGCCACACCTTCTGATTTGTTGCCATAGTTGCCCGCACCTTTTTTGCGACACTGTACCAGTCGACCGGATGCATAAGCACTGGGCCATACTTTTGCACTAGCCTTGACCTTGTAGTAGCAGGCATCTTTCTTTTCCATCAGATCTGAATATTCAACCACAGGTCCACCACAGTGCGGACAAGTGTGTTGTGATTCTGTAATGATATCTTTTATGTTCATTTTTTAGTTCCTTTTGTGCTGACATTTATTGCTGGTCCTGAACGATTGGCATTGGGATCTTTACGGCGTTTTCTGGCTGCGGCACTGGCCCGGCCTTTTTTACCCAGAGCATGTGCTTTGGCCTGTGGCAAACACTTGGGTTTGCCTTCTGATTCCGACCCTCGAGCACAGTCACCACGTATTTTACCGTCGGGTCCAAAGCGTACCCATTTGTCTTTGAACCAGTCACGAAGATTTTCATTCACGTGTGTGTTGGCATGTGCCTCACACATGCCACATGTTTCACACACCATTTCCATTTCAACTGATTCGTTCTGTTTTCGTTTACCGGCACAGTGCGCCTTTTGTGAGAAGCCTCGAGGGTGGCTGCAATTGATACTGCTTTTGTATTTTTTGCTCCACTTTTCGAATACAAACTCACTTGCTTTCATTTTTTCTTACCTCGTCTCATATTTAGTTGCCACTGTGCCATCCTGCGGCGTTCACCTGTGCTGGATCCAGCAATCTTTTCCAGTTGGCCCAAGGTGGCTTTTTTAGGAATCCCTACTCGCTTGCTCAAGCCCTTGCGTCCAGGATTCTTACCATCTGCAAAATTCTCTGCTACACCTTGCTTGGGAATCAACAATTCAGGCATACGATACTCACTGACATCTACTGGATATGGCTGTAGTGATGCTTTGTATAATTCAGCATATTGTTCTTGTTCTTCAGGTGTCTTGGCTCTGTAAAACTTGTTGGCAATGGCCATGTCGCCTACTAAAGTTCCTGGTGGAATTGAAATCTTTTTTGGACCATAGTATTTTAATTTGTCAGAATCTTTGTTGGTCAAACTGTAAAAGGTTGATTCCCATTTGTCTGGATGCAGGGCATATTGTGCAGTTGCTCTTTCTGGCACAAACTCTGCAAGTGTATCTGCACCAGGATGAAATTTACCTAACTTGGATAAACTTATAGCAGTATCATTGCTTTCGCCTTCCGCCACACCTTGTGGGCCCTGTTCAACAGCTACATAAGCAGGACCGGTATAACCATCTGGATACTTATGAAAGTGCTGAATAGTTCTATGCCAACCTTCTAGCAAATCATAACCATCGGGACGTTTAACAAGTATCACAGGTTCTCTACGAACACCACCTTGTTGTTGTGCTAATGCCGCTTGAGTGGCATGTCTTTCTTTGTCTTTTGGAACACCCATACCTAAATCACTACTCCCACCGGCACGGCCTATTAATAGTTGTTTAGTCTTTGGATCAAACATATCCATTGTAAACTTCATATCGGGTATCAGTTGCCATTTAGTGTTAATAG